TTCGCGCAGCGCGCCTACTCGCTGCTGGCGGCAGGCAACAAGTCGCTCAGCGTGTCGCAGGACGCGTTCCCCGCGGGTTACCTGAAGTCCGAGAACCGGCTCACGTCCGACCAGGCCGAGGGCGCTGCCGCGTCGTGGATGACGAAGACGGAGGCGCGTGCCGGCGGTGTTCCGGTTCTCGGCCAGGGCTGGTCGTTCGAGAACTCGGGGATCAACCCGGCGGACATGGCTTTGCTCGAGACGCAGGAGTGGGACGCGCGCGTGATCTGCGCCGCCTACGGCGTCCCGTCGGTGCTGCTGAACATCCCTATGGTCGGCGGGCTCACCTACCAAAACCCGATCGCGCTGACTCAGATGTGGTGGTTGACGGAGCTGCGGCCGACGGCCAAGCGGACGGTGGATGCGTTCACGGCGCAGATGCTTCCGGCGGGCCAGTGGGTCAGTGTCGACGCGTCCGACATCACGACGGAGCTGGGCGAGCAGTCCGACGACGACGATCCGCAGGCTTCGCCGGTCACGAAGGCTTCACCCAATCCGCGCCCCGGCGCGTTGACGGCTATCGGAGGTGGCAGGGCATGACCGAGACGCTGCATCGTTCATTCGAGGTGACTGCGGTCGAGGTCGAGGGCCGCACCGTTGATGTCCGTGTCGTCCCGTTCGGTGAGGTCGCTCGGGTCGCTGACCCACCCGACTTTCAGCCTTACGAGGAGGAGTTCGTCGCCGGCTGCTTCGACCACCAGATCAACGCGGCCAACCGTGTCCACGCGAACTACGAACACGGCAAGGGAATCTCGGACGTGGTCGGCCACGGTGTGTCGTTGCGGCAGGAGTCGGACGGCTACCACCTGACCTCGACGATTCACCGCACCAACAACGGCGACACGGCGCTCGAGCTGATCAACGCGGGCGCGCTGCCGGGTGTGTCGGTGGAGTTCCATCCGGTACGGAACGTGAAGTCCGGCAGCGTCGTCCAGCGGGTGAAGGCGAACCTTCGCGGGTTCGCGTTCTGTCGTCAGGGCGCGTTCGCCGGAGCACAGGTTCTCGCCGTCCGTTCGGAGGACGAGGAGCCGGAGCAGACTTTGGACGCCGCGCTGTTGCCGGTGGACATCGACCCGGAGCGCGTCGAGCGGTTGCGCGCGAAGGGGATCGTTCTACCTGACCGCTACACGAAGGCGCACCCCGTGGACGAGGGCACCCCGGCTGAGTCCGGCACCCCCGATGACGACGGCACCCGCCGGCTCGCAGAGTCGTACGTCGCGAACTACGCGACACCAACGTCATCGGAGGAAAGATGAACGAGTCACAGGCCGAGCGCACCCTGCAGCTTCGGGTCGACGCTCGCGAACAGTCGCACGGCAGGATGGAGGCGCTTCTCAGCGAGATCGGCAGCGACACGCCGAGCCCCGAGCAGAACGACCTCCTCGCGAAGTACCGCAGCGACCTCGCGTATTTCGACGAGGAGATCAAGACGTGGGACGAGCAGGTGGAGGCGGACAGGGCGGCACGGAAGGCATCCGACGAGATGCGCCGCCGCTCGAACGCGTTCCACGGCAAGGGCGACGAAGGCCCCGACGGGCAGCCGATGTACCGGTCGCTCGGACAGGTCGCCATCGACACGCTCCTGACCCACAACAGCGAACACGCACGCGGACACGTCATCGCGCAGGGCGTCTCGCACCAGGAGATCGAGGCCGCGAAGCAGCGTCTCGGCTCGCTCCAGGCGTACGAGCGGACACCCGCCACGACGCTCACGTCCGATATCGCGGGGCTGTCACCGCCGCAGCACATCGCGCAGATCTTCCAGATCATCGACTCAAGCCGGCCGCTCGTCGAGGCGGCAGGCGTCAAGGTCGACCTGAACAAGCTGACGGTCACCTACCCGCAGCTCGACGCCACACCGGTCGTCGCGGTGCAGGGGACGCAGAAGACGGAGGCCGGGAACACCGGAATGGACGTGTCGATGGTCACGAAGACCGCCAGCACCTACCTCGGTGGCGGAAACCTGTCGTGGCAGGCAATCGAGTTCTCGACACCGTCGGCGTTCGACCTGTGGTTCCGGGCCATCGCCGCCGACTACGCGCTGAAGACGGAGACGGACGCGGCAACGGTCGTGTCCGCATCTGCGTTCCTGAACAACGTCGACACGCCGTCGCCCATCGGTGCAACCCCGACGTACGCGGAGCTGATGGCCGCAATCGCCGGCGGTGCCGGTGAGGTCTACTCGAACTCCGGGCGGATGGCGAACGCGGTCATCATGGCGCCGGATCGCTACTGGTACATGCTCGGGCTGACGACATCCGCTCCGCTCGCGTTCTCGGGCGGCGGCGCGCTGTCGGTCAACCCGGACGGCAGGGCGCTCCGCGTTATCGCGTCCCGCGGTCTGAACGCCGGCGAGATCATCGTCGGCGACCTGGACGGGCTCCTCGTCGCGGAGAACCCCGGCGCACCCGTCCGCATGTTCGTGTCCGAGCCCGCCATCGCCGGAGTTGAGGTCGGCCTGGTCGGGGCGTTCGAGGCCGCAGTCGTCGATGACGGCGCGTTCTCGCTGATCACAACCGCCAGCTAGGTCGGCGGGAAGGGTTCGAAATGTGGGCGGGGAGCGGTCTGGGACTCCCCGCCCACAATGAAAGGAACAAATGAGACGCCAACCGGGACAGGTCGACCAGTTGTTTATCGAGTGGGGCGTCACAGGCGCCACCATCGGCGTCCGTGTCGACGACCTCGAGGGCGCCACCACCATCGGCCGCACAACCGGGTTCGTGGAACGTCCCGCCGGGTCTGGCCTGTACTACCTCGACCCGTTCACGTTCCCGACGGTTCGCGGCTCCTATGTCCTGATCTACAACGACGACGGCACAACGTACGACGAGTCGCATGTCGCGTCCGAACTGCTTGAGATCACGTCGTCGGCGGGGGAGCCGTTCGACGGCGAAACCTACGCCGAGACCGAAGAACTGTTCCGCATCCTCAAGATCCGCACCCCGACCGACGAACAGGAGGACGCCGCGACCAGGGTGCTCGCCGCCGCAACGTTCGAGATCGACAACGAGATCGACCTTGTGGACGGGGAGGAACTCGCAGGCGCGCAGGTGTCGCTGGCGCAACAGGTTTGCCTCGAGCGCGCCGCGGAGCTGTGGAAGCTTCAGGAGGTGCAGTTCGGCGTGATCCTCGGCAGCGACTTCGCGACCCATATTTCGCGCGACACCTGGAAGAAACACTCGGTGACGCTGGGGCCGCTGAAGCAGCAGTGGGGGTTCGCCTAGATGGCTTTCGGTTCCACGAACGAGATCCTCGCGGCTGCCGCCGACGCTGTCCGTGACGCGCTCGAGACGGCGCTGTCAGCGGAGTCGATCAGCGTGCAGGTGGAACCGCACATGGTTGCGAACGCCACGCCGCCCGTTGTCGACATCTACCCCGGCGACGTGTCGAAGGGCACGGACTCGGCGTCGTTCGGCGAGGAGGGCGAGCTGCTGTTCACGGTTCGCGCTCGCGTGCAGGGCAACGATGACGTCGCGAACTGGGAGCTGTTGAACGACCTGATGGACGACAGCGGCGACCTTTCGATTGTCGCTGCGCTCGACGCCGACGAGACCCTGAGCGGCTACGCCACGAGTCTGAACTTCACGAACCCGACCGGGATCGTCCTGTATGCGTACGGGCAGGACACGCTGCCGGGACGCCAGTTCACACTGACGGTTGTGAGGGCCAGTTCGTGAGCGTCGTCGCTGACGTCCGTCTCGGGATCGAACTCGGTGTCGGCTGTTCCGATGCGTGCTTCGACTTCGCGCAGCCGCTCCTCGAGCAGCTCGGATCCGGCAAGTACGACGTGTGCGCCACCATGCCGCTGCCGCAGTCGCGCGAAGCGTGGGAGTCGGATCACCGAACCGCCCGTAAGCGTGCTTGGCGGGCCGAGCATCACGGCTACTTCGCGTGCCGCGTGAACCGCGACGAGTTCGAAGACGACGTGTGGAAGATCAACCTGTCGCGGCCCGTAAGACAGGGCAAGCCGATGGCGGACTCCTACCGTGACCGCCCGTCGTACGGCGCGGACAAGTATCCGTGCCACCTCCACGGTGTCCACGCGTACGGTGTCCTCGACGGCCACGGCACCCTTGTCGCCTACCTGTGGATGTACCGCGCCGGCGACCTCGCGTTGGTGTCGCAGGTTCTCGGTCACGCCGACCACGAGGACTTCGGGATCATGCACCTGCTGTTTCGGGAGGCGCTGACCGCCGAAGGCCAGATCGCGCCGGGTGTCGCTTGTTACAACCGTTGGGACTCAGGGAAGCCGGGCCTCCGTCAGTTGAAGTCGTGGGTCGGGTTCGAGGAGACAGCGGTCGAATGGCTCCCGTAGTCCTCGACGGCCGGCTCGGCGAGATCAGCGCGGAGGCGCGCGTGTATCCGGCGCACCTGTTGCGCGAGGGCGGCACGGGGCTGTGTCTGTTCGCGGCGCGGTTCTGGGGCGTGAACGACGCGATTCACATGGCGCGGCAGACGATGACCCTGACTTTGGTCGACACCAGCCCGCGCGTGATCGAGATGGCCGAGATGTACGGCGATGTGGGCTACTACCAGTTGGACGCGTGGGAGATGGCGCAGGACTCCCGCGAACGAGAACTTAACTGGGACGCGGTGAGCTGCGACACATTCACCGGCGACCCCATGACCCGAAGCCTCGCCAGCCTCGAACTGTGGTGCTCGCTCGCCCGTGACGTCGTCACCCTCACACACACACCGGGCGCACCGTACGACGTGCCGGACGGGTGGAAGGGCGAGCTGTTCCCCCGCAACGACCGTGTCAACTGGCTGGTGCTGACGCCATGCTGACCCCCGACAAGGTCTCGGCGTGCCTCGTCACCCGCGGCGACCAGCCTGAACAACTCGGCAAGATCATCGAGACGCTGCCCTATGACGAGGTGATCGTCTGGGACAACTCGCAGGCGCGCGACCTGAAGACCGCCGGCCGCTACCAGGCGATGCTGATGGCCGAACACGACGTCGTCTACTTTCAGGACGACGACACGCTGTTTCGCATGCACTCGGAGCTGGTGCTCGAATACGAGCCCGGCACCATCACCGCCGTCTACGGGCACGGTGAGAACGACGGGGGCTACGGCGACCTCCCAATCGTCGGCGGTGGCGCTCTGGCAGATCGGGGCGCGGTACTGGAAGGGATGCGCCGCTACCGGACGGACGACCTGTGCGACTGGCCCGACGAAGACCTGTACTACGCCGACTTCGCCATCGGAATCCTGACGCCGCACAAGCAGGTCGACCTCCCGTTCGAGATCAACATGCCAATCGCGCAGCACCCGTCCCGCCTGTGCAACCAGCCGTGGGCGGCGGACGCGAAGGCCCGTGTGACCGCTCGAGCGCGTGCGATCCGCGACATGGTGCCCGCATGAGACGTGTGGGCCCGTTCGACCGTGACGACCTCGACGACCTCGAATCGCTGTACCAGCGAGCCGACCGGGTTATCCCGATGCGCGACGTCTACAAGGGCGACACGAACCCGCGCGCCATCGCTGTCCGACACGACGTGGACGATAACCGCCATGCGTTCGAGACCGCGCTCAGCATGGCCGAGTGGGAGTTCGAGCGCGGCTACTCATCGACCTACTATCTCCTGCACTCGGCCGCGTACTGGAACGCCGATAACCTCGTTCGCGCGTTGCAGTTTCAGGAGCTGGGACACGAGGTCGGCGTCCACGTCAACGCGCTCGCGGAGTCGCTCAGGTTGCGCCGTGCACCGGACTGGATTCTCCTCGAGGCGCTGTCCGACATGCGTTCGGTAGGGCTCCGGGTAGACGGCTCCGCGGCGCACGGCGACCCGTTGTGCCGTGACCGTTCCGGCGAGATCAGGTTCACGAACGACGAGGTGTTCTCGGAGTGCCGACGGCCGTCGCTCGGGGACGCGGAACGGATCGTGTCGCACCGCGGGACGTCGGTGCTGATCGAGCCGCAGCCCCGTGCGAACTACCACCTGTCGTATGACGCGGCGTGGTTGCCGAGGGGCGACTACCTGTCCGACTCGGGGCATGTGTGGTCGCAGCCGTTCGAATCGGTCTGTGCGCGGTGGCCGAAGTGGGGCCAACTCCACATGCTCGTCCACCCCGACTGGTGGGTGGGCGCGTTCCCCGTGGCGGTGGCTGCCTGATGGCGCGCATCTTCCGCAGGCTCGACCAGCTCAACGACGTTGATACGACAGGTGTCGCGGACGGTGACGCGCTCGTCTACGACGACGCCACCGACACCTGGATCCCCGGCGCCGGAGGCGGTGGTGGCGCCCCGACGGACGCGACGTACCTGGTTACGACCGCGAACGGCGACCTGTCCGCCGAGGTGGTTGTCGGCGCAACACCCGGCGGGGAGTTGGGCGGAACATGGGCGAGCCCGACAGTGGACGCGACGCATTCCGGTTCGAGCCACGCGCAGGTTCAGGCAGCGGCCGAGGCGACCGCAGCAGCGGACGTGGACGCACACGAGGCGGATACGACGAACGTTCACGGGATCACGAACACCGCGAACCTCCTGGCTTCAGGGTCGGCTGCAGGCGGTGTCCTCGGTGGCACCTACCCGAACCCGTCGTTCGCCGCCGACATGGCAACACAGACGGAACTAGACGCGCACATCAACGACTCGAGCGCAGCTCACGCGGCGAGCGCGATCAGCGCATCGTCGGCGACGTTGTCCGGCACCGGCACCGACGTCCAGGCCGTCCTCGAGGAACTGGACAACCTGCTTGACGATCACTCGGCGCGCCATGAGAACGGTGGCGCCGACGAGATATCGATTGCGGGGCTGGACGGAACACCGACCGAGTTGACGAACCACCTCGGCGATACCAGCGACGCGCATGACGCGTCAGCGATCAGCGTCCTTGACACGGCAGCGGTGTTCACAGCTACCGACGTGGAGGCGGCGCTTCTCGAGCTGTACAACCGTCTCCCGCGGGAACTGGCGTATGTGGAGTTCACCGCCCCGGTGTCGGTCACGTCCACCACTGAGGCCGGCGCTAACAGCGTTGTTTCCGCGGGCGCCGTGACGTTCGACGGCAGCACACGGGTGAAGATCGAGTTCTATTCGCCGATCGTGCTGGCTGGTTCCACGGCGGGGTCTTACACGATCCTGACTCTTTGGGACGGCTCGACCGATCTCGGCCGCATCGCGGCCGTCGGACATAGCCTGCTGGTGACCACGGTCGAGGTCCCGGTAAAGGTCGAGCGGTTCCTGACCCCGTCGAACGCGAGCCACACTTATTCGATCAGGGCGTGGCGGGTTGCTTCGGACGGGACCGTGAGTGCGGGTTCTGGCGGCACAGCCGCACAGTTGCCGGGGTTTATCAGGATCACGAAGGCCTGATGTCGTCTCTCTGGTTCATCGTCCCGGCGCACGGCAGGCTCGACCTCGCTCGCATCTGCCTGACCCAGCTACGCCGTACCTGCGACCAGCTCGAGCATGAAGGGATCCGTGCCAGCGCCGTCGTCATCGCGGACGACGAGAACCTTGACACGGCGCGCGACCTCGGGTTCGCCACCGTCGAACGGGACAACCGGTTCGTGTCCCGCAAGTTCAACGACGGGATCCAGTTGGCGTGCGACCGCCAGTTCAACCCGCATCCGGTCGACTACGTCGTCCCCTGCGGCTCGGACGACTGGGTCGACTGGCGGCTGTTTCACAATCTGCCGGATTCGCGGACGATGGTTGGCTTTCAGCGGATGGCGTTCGTCCGCGAGGACGGAGCAGAGTTGACGGTGCGTCGTATCAACAGCGAGGGCGGCTGCGGCATTCGAATCTGGCCCCGTCACCTGATGAAAGCAACCGGGTTCCGTCCCGCCGACGAGGACAGGCCGCGCGGCTGTGACACCTCCATCCTCGTCAACACCCGGCGGGCGATCCCGACGATGCGTGTCGAGCATCGCGACCTCGACCCGCTGCAGATCGTGGACTGGAAGACCGCCGGCGCGAACCTGAACCCGTACGGGTCGCTGAACCGGCACCGCTCGGAGTTGCAGCGCGACCCGTTCCAGGTGCTCGACGGCCGCTATCCGCGGGAGGCGCTCCGCGACATGCAGGATCACTACTGCCGGACGCTGGTGCCCGCATGAACATGGGCGTGTATGAGGTGACCGGCAAACGCGAGTATCGCGGCCACGCTCGCGGCGAGGTGTTCGAGGCCCGGATCGAACCGGGTGCGGAACGCCGCGCCGTCGACCGTGGCGACATCGTTCTTTTGCGGCGCGTCATCCCGACGCTGCCCGATGGGTTCTGTTTACCCGACGGCTGGATCGCCAGCCAAAGAGAGGAGTAGGGCGCAATGGCGTACACAAAGAAGATCAGCCGTCATGACAAGATCACGATTGACGGCACCGACGTCTCGAACTCGTTCCGCACGTTCGGGTTCTCGTCGGAGCACTCACAGGAGGACGTGTCCGGGTTCTCGGCGTCCGGAAACGACGAGTTCCTGCCGGGTTCGACGACGCAGCGGTTCACGGGGGAGGCGTTCTACACCGAGGAGCTGGGAACCATCGTGCAGCCGCTCCACGCGAACAGGACAACCTGCACGATCACCTGGCAGCCGGACGGCCTGGTCGACGCGACCCGCGAGATCTACTCGGGCTCCTGCGTCATCTTCACGTTCGGCCCGGAGAACACCCGCGGCTCGGTGTCGGTGATGCCGTTCGAGGCGATCCCGGCGACTTCCGGTGGTATCAGCGTCGGCAACTGGACATAGGACGATGGCCGCGTTCGACATCGACGGACGGGAGTACCCGATCCCGTCCGTCTTCCAACTCACGATGGGCGAGGCCCAGGTGCTGTTCGACTACTGCGGATACACGCTCGAGGACTTCGTCCCGCCGCTGCCCGACGTGGAGGACGACCGGGTGCGGATGTTGCGTGACCCGGCGTTCAAGCGGGCGATGGTTCACATCGCCTATCAGCGCGGCAACCCGGAAACGGCACGCGACGAGGTCGCGTCGCTGGTCGACGGGGTGCAGATGTTCGACATGGTCGCGGCGATGTACTCGGACGAAGATGCCGACCCTACGCCGGTCTCCCAGAAGCAGCAGCCAACGCCGAGCGAACCCGAAACGCTTTCGAGCACAAGGGGTTCTGGGAGACGTTCGAGGAGCAGCTCGGCCGAACCGGCGACGACCCCCGCTCCTACTGGGACTATCGGGTAGGACACATCTTGCCCGCGGTGCGCCCAGACGACATCGCCGGGATGCGGCCACGGGATCTTCTCGGCGCCGTGCTCCTGTTCGACAACCTCTATGTGCGTTCGGGGGACTAGGTGGCCGTCCGCAAGGGCATCGTCGTGGCGGGGCTCGCAGACCTGAACAAGGCGTTCTCCGTCGCGGACAAGGAGACGCAGAAAGAGTTCCGGCAGGCGCTCCGGGCTGCCGCCGAACCGGTGAAGGTCGACGCCGAACGGCTCGCCCGGGTCAGGATCCGGAAGATCGGGCCGGACTGGTCGAGGATGCGTGTCGGCACGACCCGCAAGTCGGTGTATGTCGCGCCGAAACAGCGGTCGACGAAAGACCGGTCGCGCCGGCGCAAGAACCTGTTCGACCTGCTGCTGAATCAGGCGATGGAGCCGGCGCTCGACATGAACGTGCGTGAGGTCGAAGACAAGGTGGATGACGCGCTCCGCACGGTCGGCCGCAAGTGGGAGAACGCCTGATGGCCGACCGTACTCTCGTCGTCCGTCTCGTCGGCGATGAGCAGGATCTGCTGCGCTCGTACGCGAAGTCGGAGCGTGCTACGAAGAACTTCGGCAAGACCACGGATCAGGTCGCGACGAAGTCGTCGAAGCGGCTGTCGGGGCTCGCGAAGGTCGGCGGCGGTCTGGCGGCCGGGTTCGTCGCCGCGGAAGGGCTGAACCAGGTTCGCAACGCGATCAACGCCGCAGCCGAGTCGGAACGTGTCCTGACGCAGACTAGGGTGGCGCTCGAGTCGACCGGCAAGTCGTGGGACAGGTACGGGAAGCAGATCGAGGACACCGTCACCGCTCAGTCCCGGCTCGGGTTCGACGACGAGGCCTTGTTGCAGACGTTCGCGCAGTTCCAGCGCACGACGGAGAACGTCGGGCAGGCGTTGAAGTTCAACAACCTCGCGATGGACATCGCACGGGCACGCAGCATTTCGCTCGAGCAGGCCGCAGCGCTCGTCACGAAGGCGTCATTGGGACAGGCCGGTGCGCTCCGCAGGGTCGGGATCGACGCGAAGGGCGCCACCAAGCCGGTCGACCTGCTGAGGATCCTGACCGAGAAGTACGGCGGCTCAGCTAAGGCCGCAGCCGACGACGCGTCAACCGCGAACGAACGGTTGGCGGTGTCGCTGGAGAACGTGCAGGAGTCCATCGGCGCGCTGCTGCTTCCGGTCGTGTCCGACCTCGCGACAGAGCTGGCGGGCGCATCGGACGCGGCGGCGAAGACTATTGAGAACCTTCGGGATTTAGGCAAGGTGAAGATTCCCGTCATCAACGTGCCGCTGAACTTCACGGTGCCGGGAACGGACACGAAGATCGGCCGGATCGTCGCGCGGGTGTTCGGTGAGACCAACCCGATCACGGGTCGCACCAGCCCGATAGGCGGTTTGCGGACTATCCGGCAGGCGGGAGACTTGTTCAAGGACGACGCCGGCGCGCCCGCGAACACCAGGACGCCGGTGACAACGAAGAGTCTGCCGCCAATCGTGATTCAGAACACGATCCAGATCGACGGAAAAACGGTGGCGCTCGCAACCCGCCGCTACAACGAGATCGACAAGCGGTCTAACCCGTCACAGAAGCGCGGCGGAAACTGGCGGCGGTAGATGCCCGACGGCCGCGTACTGATCGGGACAGGCAACGTCCTCACAGCGTCACCGACCTGGACACGCTACGACGACCTCGATCC